GCAAACACTACCACGTGTGGGTTTGGGCATACAAAGCTACTACATTCAAATTTGTTATTTGATATGCATCCGTCCTTGATAGATTCAAGCGCGTTGTAGCTGATGTAACTTGGCTCAATAGTTCGCGGAAGGTTCCAAAGAACGATAGGGTTGTGATTGACTGTCATATAATCCTTATTGTTGAATATCAGGTTAATGATATCACCGTTCTTTCCTCCGCTTGTGAAAATACATCCATACTTTACAACCAGATATTTTAATAGCATTGTCTTTCCGTTACATCCGACAGGGTCGTATATCCACACAATGGTACGATCGTCTGGCTCTTCAAGAAGCATATCACGTATCTTCGCTTGCCAGCATCGTAGGTTAGTAATAGTTTTTACTTCTCTTGGAAATCCCCATTTGTATACTGCACCGGTACGGGTTTCATCTTTCTGACAGTATTTAATGGAGTCCTCAATGTTCCTGCACACTTCCCAGTGTATTTTATCACCCAAACGCTTTTTTAGCTCTGTAATACGTCGTTTGCTTGTCAGCTCTACATATCCTTGTAGATGCGGAGTTCCGTTTTCACCAGTTTCTTCTTGGAAGACAAACTTTTTTGCGATCTCTCTCAGAGAGTCACAAACCCTGGAACTACTGGAACTATTTTCATAATTGTTAAAAGTAAAGCAGTAATGCTTACGAGGAGCAGGTTGTTTTTTAGTCTGCTCCGCAGGGGGGATGTAACCAGTATTACCATCCCCCCTGGAACTATTGGAACTATTTTCGGCCATTCTAACATATGCATATATCTTATTTTTAAGTGCTTTGGCCATTGAGGGGGAGGCTTGCCTCTCCCGCCACCCGCACCGCGGGCTTGAAAATATTTTCTTATTCTACATTAGGAAACTCTCAGATGTCTTCCGCCTATGTCACGTACCGCCCCCGGCGTAAGATGGGTCCCGGCATCCGCCGCTTTGCGAACCGTGCTGCGATGCTTGGTGCTGCTGTTGCCACTCGTACAGTGGGTACTCAGCGTTCGGCCCCTGGCCGCCCTCGTAAATCGCTTGGTGGCAAGACGGTTATACCGACTTCCACTGCATATGCCTCTGCTATGCGCTCCGGCTCGTCCTCTACGCTTACGCGTCGTAAGCCTTCTCAGACGTCTAAGACGTACCGCGCGAAAGCGCGCCCGCTCTCAATGAGCACGCCTGCTGCTGTCCTCCGTGGCAGCATTAAGACGATCCCTCAGATCTATCAGGCTATGAATGAGGTTGAGACTGGCTATGGTAATCGCCAGCTTCTCAACGTTGCCGGTGCTACCGGCTCACTGCCACTGCATTGTTATTCGTTAACAACCATAGATCGGCCCAACGCCGACCGCGGAGATACTCTCACTCAGTTTGTTATGTTTCGTGATTCATCGTTTGGTAAGGGTACTATCCCTGTTGTGTTTGGCAGCGCTACTGGCATTATGGCTGGTAGTCCGGATCCTTTCTCGCACGCGAGTAAGCTGTTTCTTGACAGCATTAAGGTTCGTATGCTGCTATGGGGTCGTATCCACAAGGAGACGACGTATGATATCCAGGTATTCCGCTTCAAGAAGGAGGGGTACCACATCAATCCGTATACGGATCCTGATGAGTCGTTGTCCCTGTCGTTGCTTTCTGCCGAGCAGCTCTCCGAGCGTAAGGCTTTTTGGCACGACTATATGTTGCGTAAGCATACAGTTAACCCAGTTGCCGTTTCTCAGAACATTGGCGCTCGCTTCGCCAAGTATGTTCAGGTCGTTTACAGCAAGAAGGTTACCATCGCCGAGACTGAGTCCACTATGGACGAGGGCAACAAGCAGCTTGTTAGTATGACGCTGCCTATCCGGCGCTTTATTAATTTCAACCACGACGTCAACACTCGCTACGACGAGAACACCAATGACGATCGTACCGATTCGGTCATCAACACGAACACGAATGATATGCTTGATACTACTTACTACCATAAGGCGCGTATGAACCAGAACCTTTGGCTTTGCGTTCGCGCTAACAACACCGTTACTACGGGCACTGGTGGTGAGAACACCACCGTCGGCCAGGACACTGGCGTCTACGTTCCCACGTACGACCTTTCGTTTCAGTGCAATTACAAGCTACTGGACGCTCAGTAAATCTTTACAAAAACAACTTTTTTTTCTCGTAGAACCCGATAGAATTCGGCACATATTTTCTGCGTAGCAGTCAAACCCCTGCCCCTCGCAGGAGGCTTGCAGCCGAACGAAGGTGCGGGCCGCTTGCGGCTTGCACGTTTGTTGGATACAAACGGCCGCGACTAGGACGCGAGTAACATTGTGTTAAACATCCTGTGCACATATGTTATCTCATTCTACGATAACTTCTTCACGATCTGTGTATTCCACTAAATCATTGTCATTAATCGTGAACACCTTCCATCTGTCCTCAGTCAAACTTCCGAAGTTTGGAAGGCAATTAGCAAACACTACCACGTGTGGGTTTGGGCATACAAAGCTACTACATTCAAATTTGT